GGTTGATATGCCAAAAAATGGTGGCGGTAAAGGTTGGAGAGTAGACCCAGACACGGGTGAGAAACTCATGCCTGACATGTGGAAGAGTTTGTTGGATTGGTTGTTGCAGGGTCCGCAACGTGACCCGAAACACCAGTATGAGTGGGCTGATTTAAACGGTGTACATGAGGATTCTTTGCGTCGTATTAAGCGTGATCCTAGGTTTATGAAGGAGTGGGATCGTCGTGCTGCGGAGTTGAATATTCACCCTGAGCGTACTCAGACTGTGATTGATGCTTTGTTTGCTCAGGCTGCTGATGGTGATGTGAAGGCTGCGTCTTTGTATTTGCAGTATATTGAGAAGTTTACGCCGAAGCGTCGTCTTGTTGTTGAGGATAAGGATGCGTCTAGTTTGTCTGATTTGGAGTTGGCTGAAGAGTTGGAGGCTTTGGTGGCCGAGTTTAAACCTGAGGAGGTTGCTGATGAGGCCGTGGAGTGATGTCCCCGAAGAAGCTATGGGAGAGTGGGTTGATCCCTTTCTCGATGAGGAAATCTTTTGCGGGTTGGAAACGCCTGAGGAATGTGAATCGTGCGGTTGAGCAAGTGGGAGAAGGCTTTGATCAGCGTGATCATAATGGGAAGCTTTTTGTGTATAGCATTTCTGGTTGGGGTGTTACTTCGGATTGTACAAGCATTGTTCAATTAGATGAATAAAACGATTAAGCTTATAGCAGCCATCACTGGTCTGCTTGTCGCTATTGGTACTCTTATTGGGGCTATTACGGTGACTTTGGGGAAAGATAAGAATGATGCTGGTAGTTATTCGTATACTACGATAATCTTGGATTCGCCTGAGAAGTATGAACAGTTTTTAAATAATCACCCTGGTTAGGAGCAGTTATGTCCGTTTTGGTTCACGAAAATTTTGGTAGCAACTGGGAGGATTCTTGGGATGGGAAGATCCACAATTCTTATGTGAGTGAAGATGCTTTACAGTTGATGTTTAAGCGCAACAGTCATTATGGGTGCGCTTTGTATAAGGATGTGACCCCTTCACGTCATGTGAAGGTGTCTTACAGGGTTAAGCTTTTACCTAGCTGGAACTCTGATTCGACTGGTAAGACTTTGGGTTTCGCTGATTTGCGTTGGAAGGATTCTAAGGGTCGTTCTTTCGGTCATGGGAACCGTCGCCCTAGCCCTGATGGTTTTTCTTTTCGTACATGGTTTGGTAAGACTTCTGGTTTGATGGTGCCTATTGGTATGTACGTTTACCATTTGGGGCAGAAACCCAGGTGGGGTGATTCTATTAAGGTTGGGTCTGTGAAGGTTGGTGGCCCTGAGGTTTTGTTTGAGTGTGAAGCCGATTTTGATGACGGGTTTATTCGTGCTCGTATTGATGGCGGCGATTGGGTTCGTCACAATATTGTTGTGACTGATAAGACTGCTGTTACTAGGGCTTGGTTGGATGCATATTATGGTGGTTCTGCTGTAGCTAAGAAGAATATGGCTTGGTCTGTTAGGGATTACAAGTTGGAGAATTTGGGTCCTGATCCGTTAGCTGAGGGTATTGATTGGGATGCTATAAGTCGTATGGTTGCCGCTAAGGAAGAGGCTGATAAGCAAACGGAGGAGTCTGAGAAGGCTGTTGAGAAATCTTTGTCGATTGCCGATCAGCTTAGGGAGTTAGCTGATAAGGTCGAGTTGCTCGAAGGTTAACGATGTCTCGTGTAGCCGAGTTAAGACAAGAAGCAGAGTGGAGAAAATGTGAAAGAAATGAGTCTTATTTCCTACGTAAGTATTGGCATATCGCTCATCCTGCTCATGGCCGTATCTTATTTAATTTACGACGTGCACAAGCAGATGCCATCGAACACTGGGGAGAGAATCGTTACAGTCTCACCTTAAAAGCAAGACAGATAGGTTGGACTACTTTGGTGGCTGCTCACCAGTTTTGGTTAGCTTATTTTCATTCTGATCAGAACATTATTGATTTGTCTCGTACTGAGCGTGAAGCTGTGTTGTTGTTGCGTAAAACCAAATATGGTTTTTCGCATTTGCCTAAGTGGATGGTTGAGCGTGGACCTAAGTCTATTGTTGAGCATCAGCAAAGAATGTTTTTCGGGAATGGTTCTCAAATAACTTCAATTCCTTCAGCATCCGATCCTGCTCGTGGCGAGTCGGCTACACTGATTGTTGTTGATGAGTGGGCGTTTTTACCTAATCCTGAGGAAGCGTGGGCTTCGATTGAACCAGTCGCTGATGTCGGTGGTCGCATTATTGGTTTGTCCACCGCTAATGGTTCTGGCAATTTTTTTCATCATCTTTGGACTGGTGCAACAGCAGGTAATAACAAGTTTGCGACGATGTTCTATCCGTGGTCTGCGACTGAGGATCGTGACCAGTCTTGGTACGAATCTAAACAAATTTCGATGTTGCCTTGGCAGTTGGCTCAAGAGTATCCGACTACGCCTGAGGAGGCTTTTGTAAGGTCAGGTAACCCTGTGTTTGATTTGGATGTTTTGGATGAAATGGAGCTGCGGTGCCGTCCAGGTACTGAAGGTTATTTGCATAACACGTCAGCTAAATCAGTGGAGTTCAGGGTATGAGTTTAACTGTCTGGCAATACCCTAATGGTGAAAGTTCTTACGTTATGGGTGTTGACACTGCTGAGGGTTTAGGTCACGGGGATTATTCGTGTATTCAAGTGTTGGATGTGCGTACTGGTGAACAGGTAGCAATTTGGCATGGGCATATTCCTCCTGATGAGCTGGCTCACGAATGTGAGCGTGTCGGTTTGTTTTACAGGGATGCGTTGTGTTGCGTGGAGTCTAATAACCATGGTTTGACTACGATCACTGTGTTGAGACAGTTGGGTTATCCCAGGCTGTTTCGTAAACGTGCTTTGAATCAGGTCACAACTAAAATTTCTCAAGAGTATGGGTGGAAGACAACTAGGACTTCTAAACCTTTGATGATTGACGATTTGTCTATGGCTTTGCGTAGCGGTGAGTTGACTATTTATGATTTGAACACTGTTAAGGAGTTGAGGACTTTTGTGCGTAATGAGCGTGGGAGCATGTCTGGTTCTCCTTTTGATGACCGTGTTATGGCTTTAGCTTTAGCTAATCAGATGCGAAAGTTTGCTTTCGCCCCTGAATATGTGGAGCAACCTGACGATTATTGGACTGTTGATTGGTTCCGCAGGTTGGCTACGGGTGAAAGTAATGATCCTGCTGATGCTATGAGAATTGGTTCTAATACGGTGCGTGGGACACCTAGGCTAGGTTTATAGATATATCTACAAGGAGATTGCTAATGGCAAGACCAAATTTCGTTTCGCATACTAGCGCCAGTGAAACTGTCGATGGTGCGAAAGGTCAGAATAATAAAATGGAGCGTGGCGGTTCAGTTGTGACTAATCCTTTATGGGATGCTTCACAGCCTAATTCACCTCGTCAAAGATTTGACTCACCTAAGTATGCGAACATGACTGGTGGTTATGGCGAACAAACTGTTCGTGAAACACCAATGAATCAGCATGGTCCAACAGGTAAGGTTGAACCTAATGTTAAACCACAACCTGATCTAGCTGGTCATACTTACACGCCGCATACTAAGCGTCCGTAACAATGGCGGTCCTCCCTCCTGAGGCCACATACCAAGAGTTCTGCAAATATGTTGAAGAGCATAAAGGCTCTAAGACGCATGATGAGTTGTTGGATTTGTGGGAGTGGCGACAAAAGCTTTTAGGGTTGCGAATACACACGGATCGTGCTTGGCGTGAACGTGCGTTGGCTCCTGATGAGATACACTTGACTCGTAATGAGCGGGAACAAAAAGTTATCGCTGAAGCGAAAGCTCAAGGCAGGAACATAGAGAAAGTTTAATGGCACGTAAAACAAGATCTGAACAGTTAGGTGATTTCCAACATAAGTTGGATCTTTCACGACGTTGGCGGGACCAAGAAGGTTACGACAATCTTTGGCGACGTTTAATAGATTTGTATCGTGGTAAACATTGGCCTTTAACTACGACAGCTCAACGGGATTTGATAGCTGTCAACTTGGCTTTTTCAACGATTAACGTTATAGCACCTAGCGTTTCGGTTAATCATCCTAAGATCACAGTTAAAGCTAATCATCCTAATGAGGAAGACCAGGCTGCTTTTGTTGAGGCTGTTATCAACCATTTGTGGAGGCATCACGATTTCCGTAAACCTTTCCGTCGTTCCGTTAAAGATTTTCTTATTTTCGGTCACGGCTGGTTGAAAGTCGGTTGG